CCTCCTATAGAAGACCCTGTTCCTCCTCCTGCACCTTGACTGACAGAAGAAACAGCACTAAGACGTTCAGCTAACGCTATAGAAACAGGATCACCGCCTAAGTAGAAGTTTACAGGGCCACCAGTTAAGTTCCCAGCTATACTGCTTAGGGTAGCTCCATTTGTTCCGGGGATTTGAATGTTACCAATAGGGATACCTGCGGATAATGCTGCTTTAATAGGATCTCCACCTAATATAAAAGAAGTAGCTGCACTAGCTGCCATAGTTGCTGCCGTAGGCCCAAGAGTAGCAGCGGTTGTAGCAGACATAACACCGGCGCTTACTGCTGTCCCAGTTATACCTTGAGCAATACTTCCTGCTATTGGCCCTAAAATAGACCCTATAACATAAGCTTTTACAGCAGCTATTCCTATGTCTTTTATACTAGGATCTTTAACTTCTAAAGTTCTTATCTCACTAAAGCTGAAAGGATCATAAAGATAAGTAGAGCCATCTTTAGTCTGTCTAATAGGGCTAACATCATACTTATGATAAAGCGCCTGTAACATAGGGTCACTATTATAAGATTCCATCAAAGCTTCTTGATAGTTTAAACCTTTAGTAGCCTGTAGATAAGAAATTTGATCTTTAAGGATAGGTTCTACAAGAGAATGGAACTGCTGTAATTCAGAGTCTGAAGAATTAGTGTGTGTACCTAAGTTACCGCCAAAGTCAGATTTACTAAAAGATTGTTTGCTAGCCGTAACATCATAACCGTAGTAAGAACTTAAAGCAGCTTGCAAGTCTTCAGTACTGTTTAAATTTTGAACAGAACTATATGCTTGTTTAGTTTTAATAACATCTGCACGTTCATTACCAAAGTCACTTAGATAAGCTGGAGCATCCCCAACAAAGCCACGGTATTCTCCTTCAGTTAGTATACGAGTAGGGCTATAGTCTACTTGACCACCACCTACGCCTCCTTCGCCACCAATAATATCAATATCAGTCAAGTACCCTGTATCAGAAAATGCTTTTTGAAATGCAGTGTCATAGTAGTCATCTACGTTATCTACATCGTTAATATCAAAATAGTTAGCACCACCGGATAAAGTATTGCGGTATTCAAGGAAAGGATTAGCAAAGGAAGAAAAAGACTCAGCCATTACTTACCCCACGTAGACAAGGTTTTAATACCGAAACTTGCAGCTATAGCGCCACCTAGAAAGGCTTTGTAGTAATCAGGCATAGTAGACAATACAGTAAATCCTTGTTCAACGTAGGGGACCATAGAAGGTATAAAAGCACCTATCAATGGCAAACTTAAAACTACAGCAAACCATTCATCTTTCCATGAGGTTTGTGAGGCAGCAGCTTGTTGAGTTTCCCAATCACCGTCATTTGTAATACGGCGTAACTTGGATTCATGTACAGCTTGCTTTTCAGCAGCTTTATTTTTAAGGAAAGTACCAGCTAAGTTAGCTATAGGTCCAATGAGAGCTTGTAGCATTATACACCCCTTAAAGATAAAGCTAAGGGGCCACCTAAGCAGCCCCCAGCTAGACGGTTGTTACTTAGGAACAACCAAGGTAAGTCCGGCTTCAGGACGTAGTACAGCTTTGCCGTACAAGGTGTCTGAAGTGAACAAATTAGCAAGGAATTCTTGCTTGTACTGTGTCTGAGAACGAACACCTACTTGCTCTGCAAGAGTCAGTGCGTCACGGTGTACCAAGAGAGCACCTAAGCTATCTACAGCACCTGAAGCACCGTTATCGGAAGCAGTTTCTACTACAGGGCAGTTAGTACTTACATAAATACCGATACCGTATAGTTCACCAATCTGTCCACCTGTTACTTTGCCATTGTTAACAAAGTCAGAGCTAACGTAGCGATCAATACCCATGATCGTGTTACGCACTGAAGGAGGAATGATAAAGCTACGTCCGTCCATAGGTACGTCTTCGTCATCTAGCTTCTGGATTAGTGCTCTAAAGCCACCATCAGTAAAGATGTCAGCAGGAACAACTGTGTCAGCTACATAAGTAGTTAAGGTAGCAGCACCATTGTTAATAAAGAACGTACCACCATTGTTCAAGTAAGTAGAACTAGTAGTACCAGCAGAACCAAGGCCAGTAGCCAGGCTGTGTAGGTCAGTATCTACTTGCTTTGCAAGAGCATAGCCAGCGTCCTCTGTGTAAAACTGACGCAAAGAAGACAACGCCTGTACGTCTGTAATGTCTTCAATTAAACGTGAGTATTCAAAGTGACGGTTAATAGCTACCTGTACTTCGCCTTCTGTGCTTGCCTGTACTGTTACAGCAGTCTTAGCTGCTTTAGCATGGGCATCGCCACGGACAGGCTTAGGCACATGGATTGTGTCGCCTTTCTTACCTGACATAGACATCTTCTTGACTAGGTTAGCCAATACAAGATTCTTTTGGTATGCAGCAATAATCTCGTCACTCCAGATTTCTGGGATGAAAGTAGCTGCGCTAGTGTTGTCAACAAACCCGCCGGTTGCTGGATATGTGGAATCAGTCATAATAAATATCTCCTAAGATATATAATTAGCGTACCCGTTTCTCTGCGTATGCTTGCAAGATTTCTGGTGCAAGCTGTGCATAACGATCAGGGTCTTTTTGCATAAGGTTAATAATGTCTGCGCGTCTATAGATCTTCTTTGGAGCTGATTCACTACTACCACGGGCATTGCCTGTACTAGCAGCTTTTGCAGATTGTTTACGAGCTTGTTGCTCTACTTGGGCAGTCTGTTGTACTATGTTCTGTCGCTCTTTCCAATTACTGAAAAGTTCGTCTGCGGCATCGGTGTTGTACTGTTGATCTGCTTCAACAAACAATCTAGTCCTAGTTGGGGATGCTTGAATCCATTCAGCAAACTTAGTATCCTGTAGGATAGCTTCCATCTCTGGATGCTTACCTTTTAGTGTTGCCATTGCATTGCTTTGGCGATACTGGCTTGTGACTGCTTCAGCTTCCTTTATCTTAGGATGGTTCTGAATCATTCTATTTACAGCCTCATTAGGGTCTGTAAAGAAGTCTATTTCTTCGTCTTCTTGTTTTGGTGCTTGCTCTGGTGTGAGTTGTGTCTGGATATAAGAGTCTACAACTTTTCTCAATTCACCTACTTCAGAACTCTGACGGCCTAGTAGCTTCTCAGCTTCTTGGTGCATCTGTGCTAGTTCCGATACAGACTTATTTTGATACTTATCTGGAAGCTCAGGTTCCTGTTGTTCAGGAGTTGCCTGTTCTTCTGCTGGGGCTTCAAACTGACTTAACTGTTCTTCTACCTGTTGTTCTTCTTGCTCTTGACGCTCAACGTCTATAATCTTAGCCATTATTAACTCCGTACCTTAGTATTATGGAGAACTTTATTATAACGAAAGTACTTTATGAGTATTGTTTTCGTTCGTGTGCGATTTGTTGTTTCCTACGTTTAGCCCACTTGTCATGTGCATCAGGAAAGTCTCCACTGATACCTTCTAACCTGGACCTCACAGGAGATACAATACGCTTTGCATCCAAGCCACAGTTGCACCTACTAACTGTGACATCGGACTTTACTAAATCTTCAAACTTATGCCCATCAGGACATCTAAAATCAAATAACCTCATCTTGGTCTACATTATCATCATTAGACTCTAACGCTTCTTGATGAGAACTTGANATCTGCGTATCAAGATTAAAGAGTGTACCTAAGATAGCTAACTGACCTTTACGGAAGTACAGGTTATTAGCGTCTTCAGTTAACTCTACTGAGTTGATGTTTTCAACATTACCTCTTAAATCTGAGATTAGTTGTTTCCAACCTTCTGATCTAAACATAGCGAAGTAATTATCAAAATATGTTTCTAACTCTTTATTCATTGTATTTTACCTTTAGTTAAAGAATACTGGATGTACTTAAAGTACCTATATATTATATCATACTTTTCAGTAAATGTCAAGAGTTATTTTAATTATTTTACAAGTGAATGTAGTAAAGCAAACAGTGCTGCTGGTACTACAAGCAAAGCAACACATATAATTACAAGTGCCTCTTTGAGTTGCTTGTTCTTAGCTTTTTTCTCCGCTATAAGTCTGTTTATTTCATTCTGTCTAGCAACCCTAGCATCAGCCATAGCTTGCATAGCGTTAGCCCACAGATGCCCATTGCCTGAAATAATAAATATATCTTTAACTTCAGCTAGGGTATCTGCGATTTGCTTTTGTGCAAGCTGGTGCTGTATAGCGTCAGAAGCAGACAAAGGTTGAGTATTTTTAATCTTTTGTAGATCGTGCTGTGCTTCACCTAGAGTGCCTAAGAATGAGCTAATCTGCTGTATGTCAGATGTAGCACCGGCTACACGGTTAAGTGCAGTAGTGGCAGCGTTGACTGTACTTACAATGGCAGCTAGCTCAAGTACCATTAGCTTTTCTTAGGCTTCTTTCTGTTTAGCATTTGCTTTGCTTTGTTCTTCTTCTTAGGCGGTCTGCCTGCTTTAGAACCGTATGTACCTGTACCGTATGGCATTTACTTTCTCCTTGACTTAGCACCGGAACACTTCCAACGCTTTCTTGATAAGTTGTTTGGCGTATTAGGGTCATTCTGCTTTGC